GTAGCAGGTTTCATCTCTTTGACTTCTTCTAGTACTATTTCAGCACAACCAGTACCAAAGACTGCGGAGTTAATAAGACATTCTGCTACAGCACGACGAGTCTTTGTAAACTTAAAGTCCTCATCTAGCTGGTTCTTAAGATACTCAACGTCACCCTTTTGCTGGTCGTTTCGGTCATCTTGAATATCAAACCACTTACCTCGACCAAAGGTGGCCTCTTCTACCTCGGCGACAGCACTTTCGACTGCCTGTTGTAGGGCAGGGGAGATCAGACGTGAGCGCTCTGAGTCACGGGTTCTGTCCTCTGCGTTCCAGACACCACGCCAGAGGCGGTAGTACTCGTCAAACTTGTCTTTATAGTTGGTGTTGTAATGGTCGCGCCAGCGCTCGGCCTTGTCCATCACCCACGCTTCAACCTTAGGCTCTGTGTACTTTTTATCGTCGTCCATTACATGCCCTTCTTAGCGCGACTGTTGCGTTTTGGCAACGGACGTGGTGTTTTCTTTAGGCACTTGCCTGCTGACTTACATTTAGCAGGGGTAGGGCAACCGGGGCATGGTTTAAAACTCTTTGGAGTCATTGTTTACCTTTCTAGTTTAATTAACATTTCCACTTTTTAAGTGCTAATGCTTTACGGGTAGGACTTCCGTCCGGTTTCTTCATAGGTCCTTTGACACCACCCATACGAGCACAGAAGGAGTTCTTTCGTGCTCCACCCTCAGGCTGAGGACGCTTTAGGTTACTACCTGTGGCTGCGTTGATACGCTTACGGCCTGACTCTGACAGACCTCCTGTGGGGTTCTTGTCCTTCTTGGTAAGAGAGATCTTCTTATCAGCCATTTTTGACCTTCTTGGCTGTCTTAGCAGCCTTCTGGAACTGTTTAGCCGTAGGAGCACCCTTTGTACCGGGTGTTCTCATCTTCTCTTTACTACCCGCAGCTATGCGCTTACGTTTAGCATGAATATTTGCATAGAGTCCATTTGCCATCTTACCACCCCGCTACTGCGTCCATAGGTTCCCAATCGTCTTCCTCAAAGTCAGACACATAAGATACCTTTGCCAATTGTTCGATATACGATAACGAGTCTACCAAGTCATCATGTACCAGCTTATTTGGGAATTGAAACAACTGGTCCAAGAACTCGCTATTCCAATCACCTTTGTTTAGTGTTACGTAGCCGTTCTCAAAACGACCTTGTAGAGACCAAACAACCCTGTCTGTCTTTTTCTTGTTACCATGGGTCAGCTCCTCAACCCTAAAGAATGTCTGGGTTCTCTTCATTATATCGGTCATGTAGGGCATAACTGCCTGTTTAGCGATACCCTTCTCAATCCCTACGGCATTTGGTTCATACTTCTTGACAGCATCAAAGATCTTCTTGGCTGTTTTCTTTACGTCCCAACGACCATAGATAATCTCTGCAACCCACCAACCCTTCTCGTTTGCTTTTACAACAGCAATAGAGGTGTTGTCTAGACGCTTGTTCTTAACTCCTGTAGAACCTTCTTCTTCAAAGCCTGCCAAGTCAATTGCAATGTAGTAGTCGCCAGACTCAGGTTCATCTTCATCGAACTTAATCCACTTCTCTTTGAATAGTTCGCCTCCAGCAGCCTCGAAGGATGCCATAAATTCCTGCCGGAACGAGAATGAGGACATACTCTTTTTTGCTGCTTCAATTTCATTAGGGTCTAGTAAGGGGTTATCAAAAGAAGTAAAGTGGAAAGACTTAAAGGTGTCATCTTCGCCTTTTAAGCCGTATTGGTATAAATCATAGAAGTGGTTACGACCCATTGGCGTACCAATGAACATCGCTCTACCCTTCAAGTCAGCCAGAGCAGGCCTAAGGATCTGTTCCCAGACCTCTGGCTTCATGTCAGCATACTCATCAAGTACCAGAAACTTTAGCGAGACACCTCGCATTGTTTCAGGACGATCAGCCCCTTTGAGGCTAATGGTTGCTCCATTGACAAGCTTAAGCTGCAAGTTGTTAATATGACTATTGGTAATAACCGAATGACCAATCTCAAGCAGGACTTGCCACATGATGTCACGGGCCTGTCCTTGGGTGGGAGCAACGTAGAAGACATGACCTTTGTCACTTTGTAGTGCTTCGACTATTAGACGATCAGCAGCTAAGTGACTCTTGCCTGTACGCCGACCAGCGGCTACTACGTGGAACCGAGTATCATCATTCCAGACCTCCTGTTGCCAAGGAAGTAGTTTAATTTGTAGATCAGACATCTTTGATCTCCACGTCAGTTACTTCATCGACAACCTCAGGCTCGCTTACGCTAGTCCCTAGGCCAGTAATATTGATCTGTATAGCAGACCTACCACCTTGTTTAACAACTTCTTGCTCAAAGGCCGACACAGGGATAATTCTATCTACGACCAACTTCCATGCAGCTGCTTGGTTCTTATGTTCGTTATCTAGAGCAGCATCAAAGATGGCATCTAAGACCTTCCTTGACTTTGGGCTAGACAACATCCTAGCTTTATATTCGTTAATGATTGCAGCATCACCTTTAGGGCGACCTACAGCATTACGTTTAGTATTGGCAGACAACTCATTCTTTGGTGGTCTTCCAATTTTTCTTTTTATTTCTGACATTAAAGTCTCCATAGTTATCTTAGGAACTCCTAAGGCTATACACGAGTATTTATACTTTGGTTAGTGTTTGTTAATAACCAACATAAAGTATCATCACTATGTGGTGTATGGGTTTCTCGTGTTTGTGTCTCTATATACCTTATATTATAGCACAAAAATCCCTATTTGTCAAGTGTTTTCTTATCTGTCCCTAATTAAACCTTAGTTTAGTACCATTTAAACAACAGTTTCTCTTTAGAATACATAAGCTTATATTACTTTTAGTATATAGAGGAGTTTCTTTAGTTTCTTTAGGATCTAAAGGAGACTTAAGGGGACTAAAGGGGCCAATGTAGTTCCAAATTACCCTTATTTTGTATCTGGGCGGGTACAGCTAAAATACAACACAGGCTGTCCCCTCCCCCGGGGGTCCTAAAGACCCTATAGAATACTCAGGAACCCAATGCATTGGTACTACATAAGGGTTCATGAGTACTACTAATGATCCAATGGACACACAGGAGGCCACAGGAGGCCATAGGAGCCATTGGAGGCCATGGGCTAGGGGTAGGCCTAGGTAACAAGTGTGTGTGTCAACGTGGGACCCCATTGGCCACCATTGGCCACCATTGGCCACCATTGGCCACCATCAGTTAGCAGGACCTAGGCAGCACTTAATAACCCCACTGCCACCAGTGTCAATAAACCGACAGTAGGTGTCAATAAACCGTCAATAAGTGTCAAAATATTGACAGTTTAGGGGTCTAGTGTCAAAATATTGACAGGGTCCAAGGGTCTAAAGTAATACTCAAGTATACAAAAAGACTATCTTTAGGGGTTGGCACAGGGTTTGCTTAGGTGTTGTCAGTTAAACCACCAAGGAGACCACCACCATGATCTATACCAGAACCCTAGGCACAGCGCAGGTCGCTGAGTGGGTCCTAGAAGAAACCCAACAGGCCGACTGTTTCACAGCGGCACTTGAGGCAGTGGCTGAGGAGCTAAAGGTAGACCCTGCTGACCTGTGGGTAGACTTGAAAAAGTATTGGGACCATGAGGCCCACCTGAAACACCACGAATATTGATAAAGGAGACACCATGGAAATCATTGTAACCATAAAGAACAATTATGGCACCGACACAATCTACCCATCATGCCCCAAGGGTCAGGCCTTCGCCAAGATAGCAGGCACCAAGACCCTGACCCTAGACACCATTAAGTTAATCAAGGCCTTGGGTTATACTGTATCGGTCGCAGGCCCTGCCATCAAATCACTGTAAAGGAACCATCATTATGCAAACTAAACAATTCGGAACCCTTATCGGGTCCTATGGCAAAGGCGTCACAGGCAGTGCCACAGTCAATTTCACCACCAGTGGCGGCAGGCACTGTGATGACTCATGCCCCCTCAAGGGTAACGGATGCTATGCGATCACCACGGAGGCCATGAAGCCCTCCATCACGATAAACCTAGAACGGAAGCAGGATAACGTAGGCGACTACCTACAGGCACTGGTGACCCCTAAGGCACTGGCGAAGCTTAAGGCGGCCCCTTGGGTTCGTTTTGCGGCCTTTGGGTCTATACCTGCCCCTCATGAGTTGACCCTGCAAGACTTTAACCACCTTCGGACCCTTGGGGCATCATTGGACCACAGCAGGGTCCACTGGCCCACTGAAACCTTAGCCAAGGCCGATATGCTTAAGGTGGCAGGGTTCACCCCTAGGGTCTCGGTGGCCTCCAACGTTCACCACCTGCCTGACGTGATCAAGGCAGGCCATGTCGCCTCATGCGCCATCAAGGGCGATAAACTGGCACGGGGTAAAAACAAGCGCTCGCACAG